GGTAAATAGCATGGCTAAAGACAAACCTCATTATCTTCCTAACGGTAAACTTTACACGGGTCCTACACATAAGACTGAGGGCAAGTTGATGACGGGTACAAAACACACCGCTAAAAGTAAAAACCTAAGTCATACTAAGAAGAAGAAGGCTAAGGCGTAATGGCTGAAGAAAAGCAATTAACCGATAAGCAACTTGTTTTCTTAGAAGCTCTTATGTCGGAAGAGTGCAAGGGCAGCATTAGGAAAGCTATGAACATAGCCAACTATGCTGAGACTACTTCCATTAATTCTGTGGTGTCTTCTCTCAAAGATGAAATCAATGAACGTGCGGCTACAATGCTGGCTATGAACGCCCCTAAAGCCGCTTGGGGCATGGTAGACGTATTAGATGACCCCGGTGCTATGGGAGCAAGGAACTCAATAGCTGCGGCGGCTCAGATACTGGACCGCACTGGTCTTGTTAAGAAAGAGCACGTCGAGGTCAAGAATACGGGCGGTGCTATGTTTATTCTACCACCTAAGAATGCAGATTGAGTATTTGGCTAAACAAAGTCAGACCAAATAAGACTTCTAAAATACCATATGCTTACAAAGAGGCTGACGATGATCCGTTGGTACTTGTGGCAGATAAAGAAAAAGCCAGCTTAGTAGAAGACGCACTGGACTATCTTGAAGAAGGCCACTCCACTCGTAAGACTGCTGAGTGGCTCACTTCTAAGACAGGCGATACGATCAGCCATCAGGGGCTTATATTCATTTGGAAGTCCCGGCGTGGTAAAGGCAGCGATAACCCCTCTAAGCGGCTCAAGGAGCTTGCTAAGGACAATCGTAAGCGGAAGCCTAAGACTCCAGAAGATAAGAAGCTTAGTGCAGCCAAACGCAAACAGACGGACGCAAAGCGTAGACTTACTTTAGCGAAGAAGAAGCTGGAAGCCTTAGAGCCTACTAAAGAGCTTAGTACAGCTAACCTCGATTTCTCCGTTATTGAGAGCCAAAAGCAGACGAAGGAGGTGGTCTTTTCTCCCAACGCTGGGCCGCAGACAGAGTTCCTGGCTGCTAGTGAACGAGAGGTGCTATATGGTGGCGCTGCGGGTGGTGGCAAATCATTTGGACTACTTGCTGACCCTATGCGGTACTTTGATAATCCTAATTTTAGTGGACTAATACTTAGGAGAACTAACGATGAACTGCGGGAATTAATTTGGAAATCACAAGAATTATACCTCAAAGCCTTTAAGGGAGCTAAGTGGGGCGAGAAGAAATCTCAGTGGACGTTCCCAAGTGGTGCAAAACTATGGTTTAGCTACTTAGACAGGGACCAAGACGTTCTTCGTTATCAGGGACAATCCTTTAGTTACATAGCTGTAGATGAATTGACTCAGTACCCCTCAGAATTTTGCTGGAATTATTTAAGAAGTCGCTTGAGAACTACCGATCCAACTCTACCAATCCACATGAGGGCCACTACAAACCCCGGCGGAATTGGGCATGGATGGGTAAAACGTGCCTTTATTGACCCCTCTCCAGCCAACACAAAGTTTGTAGCTAAAGACATACAAACTGGTAACGACCTAGTTTACCCAGACGGACATGAGAAAGCTGGGGAGCCACTGTTCTACAGAAGGTTCATACCAGCCAGCCTTAAAGATAACCCCTACTTGATGGAGGGCGGTCAGTATGAGGCCAACCTATTATCCTTACCCGAAATGCAGAGGAGACAGCTTCTTGAAGGTGATTGGGCAGTTGCAGATGGTGCAGCGTTTTCTGAGTTTAGACAATCTAAGCACGTTATTGAACCGTTTGATATACCGGGTAATTGGCGCAGGTTTCGTTCATGTGACTACGGATATAGCTCTTATAGTGCTGTTCACTGGTTTGCTATCGACCCAAACTATAGCACCTTAATAAACTACCGAGAGCTATATCTGTCTAAGCATACAGGCAGAGACCTGGCTAAAGCTATTATTGCGGCTGAAGGCGAGGATAAAATCGACTACGGGGTCTTAGACAGTAGTTGTTGGCACAACCGGGGCTTTACCGGGCCATCCATAGCTGAAGAGATGATATCCCAAGGCACACGCTGGCGTCCTAGTGACCGTACCAACGGTGCAAGGGTAGCTGGTAAGAACCGCTTCCATGAAGTTCTCAAGGTAGATGAGGTCACTGGTATACCCGGCATTCAGTTCTTTAATACATGCCGACAGATAATAGCAGATTTACCTGTAATCCCTTCTGACCCCAGAGGCTCTGATGACATCGATCCTAGATATGCCACAGACCATGCCTACGACAGCGTCCGTTACGCCGTCATGAGCCGCCCTAGAGCCTTTTCACCCTTCGAACTGGGCCAAGGGCTAAATCAACAAGCTTGGCGTCCTGCTGACTCAACATTTGGATACTAAAACATGGCCTTAATGGAAAAACCCCTTCCTGAAGACGTTACAGATTCTGACATTGCAATACCCTTGACTGAAGACGGGGATGTCGAGGAAGAGAACCAGAGCTATTCTGGTGCAGTATCCTTCATTAAGTCCCAATACAGGCGCTCAAAAGACGCCCGACTATCAGACGAAGAGCGTTGGCTAGACGCCTATCGCAATTACAGAGGTATTTACTCCTCTGCGGTACAGTTTACCGAGACTGAGAAGTCAAAAGCCTTCATTAAGGTCACCAAAACCAAAGTCTTGGCTGCATACGCCCAAGTTGTAGACGTTTTGTTTGCTGGATCGAAGTTTCCGATTGGTATTGAGGCGCGACAGTTCCCTAATAACGTAGCTGATGCCGTATCCTTTGATCCCACCTCCCTGACTACAGAGAATGTTAAAGAAAAGACCGGAGTAGACTATACACCAAAGGCTTCCATAGTACGTCCCGACATTGCTAGAGAATTAGGTCTGTTTAAAAACGATCTTATAGAGGTTGAAGACCAGTTAGAGCTAGGTGTAGGCAAAACACCGGAGTCCATCACCTATGAGCCAGCCAAACGTGCCGCTCAGAAGATGGAAAAGATGATGCACGACCAATTAGAAGAGACTGATGCTTCTAAACACCTAAGATCAGTAGCTTTTGAGTGTGGTCTCTTTGGTACAGGCATATTTAAAGGCCCATTTGCTCATGATAAGGAATATCCGCGCTGGGATGAGGACGGGAACTACACTCCTATCTTCGAAACCGTGCCTAAGATGGAATATGTAAGCATTTGGGACTTTTACCCTGATCCAGACGCCCGAAACATGGGTGAAGCTGAGTTTACTATCCAAAGACACCGTTTAAACCGTACGCAATTGCGTAATTTAAAGAAAAGGCCGCATTTTAGGGACGAAAGCATAGAATTAGCCTTAGAATACGGTGCAGACTACACCAGAGAGTACTGGGAAGACGCTTTAGAGGACGATTCAGTCAATTCTGACATGGATAGGTACGAAGTTCTTGAATATTGGGGCATTTTAGACGCTGAATTGGCTAAAGAAGCCGATATAGAGATACCCAAAGAACTACGCAAAAAGGACGAAATACAGGTTAATATATGGGTTTGTAACGGTCAAATCCTCCGTTTAGTGCTAAATCCCTTCACTCCGAGCCGTATTCCCTACTTAGCAGTGCCATATGAGCTAAATCCGTATAGTTTCTTTGGTATCGGTGTTGCAGAGAATATGAGTGATACTCAGCTTATAATGAACGGCACTATGCGTATGGCAATTGATAATGCTGCATTGTCCGGTAACCTATTGATAGAAATAGATGAAACAAACTTAGTGCCGGGTCAGGATTTGTCCGTTTACCCTGGTAAGGTCTTTAGACGCCAAGCAGGTCAAATTGGCGCTGCAATACATGGCACTAAGTTCCCGAACGTATCCCAAGAGCTTCTTATGATGTTTGACAAGAGCCGACAGCTTGCAGATGAAGCTACAGGCATTCCTTCATACTCACACGGCTCTGGTGCAGTTGGTGGGGCAGGAAGAACTGCATCTGGCATGTCCATGCTTATGGGTGCGGCGGCACAGAACATTAAAGCAGTTGTCCGTAACATTGATGACTATTTACTGGCTCCACTAGGGTCCTCTCTATTCCGCTTCAACATGCAGTTTAATTTTGACAAAGAATTTATCGGAGACCTAGACGTTAAGGCCCGTGGCACGGAAAGCCTGATGCGGAATGAAGTTCGCAGCCAGCGTTTGCTACAGTTCATGCAGATGACCGCTAACCCTGCGATGGCTCCCTTTGTTAAGTACGATTACATCCTGCGTGAGCTTGCGTCTTCAATGGACCTTGATGAAGATAAGATACTTAACGATCCACGCGAAGCAGCTATTCAACAAAAAATGATGGCGGAAATACAAGCCCTCATGCCTGAGCAACCTGCACCCCCTCCTGAAGGTGGCCCACCCGGCGCACCCGGTCCTCAAGACCCAACAGGTAATGGTAATGGAAACATAGCTCCCGGCGCAGCCCCTGAACCAGATGCTCCCGGCTTCACAGGTGCTGGTGGTGGTGACAATGGAGGGCAACCCGCTGCACCCCCTCAAGGAGTAGTGCAGTAAATGGATAAAGAATTTTACCGGGCTATGCTGGCGTTTGTTAACGACAAGAAGCAAATGTCTCTCTTACTGGAATACACTTTGGCTAAGATAGATGTGCTGCATCAGCAGTTAGAGACTACTAAGGACCACAGCCGCGTCTTAGAAATCCAAGGCTCTATACAGGAACTTCGCCGCTTTAGAACTTTACGCGATGAAGTCCTTGCAGGAGCTAAATAATGGACGCAATCACCCGCCATCACTTTAGGAATATTGCGGAAGGTAACACCGTTGAAAATGAAGACGGGAGCCTCTCAACAGTTAGAACAATAGGAATAGAGATTAATGGGCGTGAGGTTCTTATACCAACCGTTTGGAACGGAGAAATCGTTAGTGATAAAAAAGCTAAAGCTAACGCGCTAGACAGTGGGATAGATTGGCCCAGCGCAGATGCCACTACCGAGGGTAGGCAAGCTTTAAACGATTTCGATACAGAAATACATAAAGACATGAGTGACCAAACGACTGTCGAAGAAGCCCTAGAAAAGTTAAAAGTTGCCGATAGAAATAAAGACGTAGAAGTTACTCTTCCTGCCGATGCTTCCCTGATGGACCCTATTTACCTTGGTCTGCCACAAGGCACAGTTATTGAAGATCGTGGCCCCGGAATTGTTTTAACGGGTGAGACTTTCCCTGACGGCTCTCCAATGTGGGAAGCTGTACCAGAGGAGGAAACGATATCTAATTTAGCTCCCGCTACAAGTCTACGTCCCCCTGAAAAACCTTCTCCTGAGTACTTTGCAGAACAAGAGAAACAGCAATTTGAAGACTACAAGTTGCAGCTACAATCTGAGGCTTATCAAGAAAATCTTTTGGCTGAAAAAGATAAACGGGAGTTCGATGAGCATAAGGCGCAGATGCAGTACGAAGAATACGTCAGAGTTTTTGGAGAAGATGATCCAACCACCCAACTTGCAAAAAACGAATTTGCACCCGGTGGATTAGCAACTGCCCGAAAAGGCATCACAACGGAAGAGGGCAGAGATATGGCAAATAAAAAATATCAGAGGGACGATAAGGACGCTGACACTAATAAGGATGGCACTGTTTCAACCCGCGAAGGTGTAATTGAAGATGCGAAAAAAAAGAATGAGATCGTAGAGATGTCTCATGGCGGAATGATGAGCGGCCTAATGGGCGGAATGATGGGATACGATGAAGTCTCTGGTAACCCTATCCCTATCGGGTCCAACCCTGAGAATGTTCGTGATGACATTGATGCCAAGCTTTCCACTGATGAGTATGTGATGCCAGCCCACGTTGTTAAATGGCACGGCCTGAAACAAATCCAGATGATGCAAGCTGAAGCCGAGATG